CTTCTCCGTCTGTTACGATATAATTTACGGTAATGACGGCATTATTCTCTAATTTTTGTCCAATAAGACCATCACCAAAGAGCAATTCATATTTTTCATCCTGAACTTCTTGCAAAAGATAAATTTTTGAGTTTGAATTTACTTCAAGAATATTATCAACAGAAAAATATTCTACACCAAGTCCACTATCGTTAATTCCTTTCACATAAACGGAGATTGTCGAAGTATCGATGAAAGAATTATTCAATATAAATCTTTGATCTAATGATCCATCAACAATAAATTGTTTTGTGAGAAATGTTCCCTGATATACATCAATACTATTAAAGGATGCCACTTCATTCACCACATTTGCCGAGATGTCATCCGGAATTGAAAATGTATATGAGGTATTATCAACACTACCAACACACACCAGACCCGCTTTTAAAGTGACTACAGAAGTATTTGTGGTTACTGGTACATCAAAGGATACTAGTGCCTTTGCCGCTGTTCTGGAGCGAGGTACATAACCAATATTTCTTGCTAATGAAACAACATTTTCACGAAGAGTTGCAGAATCCAAAAAGGATTCATTCACAATCATATTCGAGTTGAATGCCGTAATATAGGTATTGTACGCTAGAGTATCGATTAATACTGAAAAATTAGACCCCTCAAAGTCAAAATCCGTGAATGTGGAGTTAGCACGGAGATAATCTTTAATAGAGGTCTTTATCTGATCGAAATCCAGATTTGTAAATTTAGTGAAAGGCATTTTATCTTGTTGCCTCTAATATGAATGAGTATTCTTGAGTTGGTATTTCTTGCCCTATAATATCGAAAATAATTGTTACATTAAATGTATTATTGTCCGGAATAGGATCCACCTGAACTATTACATTATTTACTCTTGGTTCAAAGTTATTAATTGATATTTCAATTTGACTTTGAATTACGGATGCAGTACCAAAATCAACAAATTCAAATAAACTTCTTGTAATATCAGATCCTAATATTGAATTGAAGAATCTTTCCGTTGGAATGGTTTCTACAATATTTCTTACTGATCTGCGAATTGCGTTTTCATTTTTTAATATCGGAAGATCCTTTGTTACTGGATGAGGTTCAAAGGATAAACTGATATCTTTAAATGATCTGGATATCCTCTGAATTGCCATCGAATAAAAGTTTTTTATTTATTTATACTTACTTCCAAGATGTTCCATAATTTGGTTCTGTTCCATAGGTCCAGTCATCATAGTCATCGTCATTACGAATTTTTTCGTGTAGTTCCTGCTGTTTTTTGAGATCATGTTTTGGTGCGGTATCGTGCATAACTTCTTGAATCACTCTTGTGGGTGGTATTTTTTCATAATCTGTAATCAATTTTGAGGTTCCCCACATCTCTCTCATGTAATTTTTGTCTCTATCCACTGGTAAATTTGACATTTTTTGCTCCTGTTTTAAAGTTAAAACAGAACTTTTATAAAGGAGGTTCCTATCTCCCTATACTATTTAACGACTTACTTCTCGTAAATTATAATTGTAGGAATTTAGGTATTTGAGTAATTCAATTGCAATAAGTCTTGGATTTCCTTCACCACAGGTATATACGTCAATTGCCACACAACCATTTTCTGGCCATGTGTGGCATGATACGTGACTTTCTGAGAGTGCGATGACAATAGTACATCCCTGAGGGAGAAAACAATGAGAAAAAATGTTTAAAATTGTCATTTTTGCCCGAGTAATACCTTTCTCCATTGCTTCTTGGAGAGATATTACATCATTCAAGACTTCAAAATCTACATTATACACCTCTAAAAGAAGGTGTGTTCCCATCGAATACCGTTCCAATTATAATTTTTAATAAAAAACTTATTTATTTACGATTTTCCTTGCCCTCGGTATTTTTTTCTTGCTTTATTGCGAGAAGTGGCAGAATATTTTGTATTCGAACCCATTCCTTGCTTTGTTTTTTTGGGAAGTGATTCAATTTCTTGTTTACCACCGGATGATTTTTTGATTGCCATGTCTATTCTCCTATGATTTCGGTTTCAATTTCATTTGGATTTGGAGAACCTGTCTGATAAAACTCAGCTGCAAGGTCCTCCATAATATTAAAGTACTCTTCTTCCGAGAGATTTGAGTATATTTTTCTACCATTACATAGAATATTATATACTTCTTTCATTTTTCTCAGATAATTCGTGTTTTTTCGTGTCCGACTCGAATACGAGGATCGCACCAAATCTCAAATCCTGCTTCTTTTGCATCCAGACAGAAAGATACATCTTCTCCACACATATCCTGAACCTCTCCAGACTCAAAGACTTGCATTTTTGGAGCAAACCATGGATATTTCATCTCAGAATGTTCAAAAACTCCTTTTTTGATGAGTAACCAACCAAAACCGGCATAATCCACCGTAAATGGTTTGCGTCTTTTGCTGATACTCTCAACGGTTTCATGATTCATGACTCCACCATTATTGCGGAAATCATCTTCTTCCATCCAGTGGGCAACTGATGTGGTATGACCGTCTTCTGTGGCATACCATCCAGAGGCAATATCCTTATTCATTAGAATTAATTGCCAAAACTTTTCACTATTGAATACAATGTCGGAGTCAATCCATAATTGCCAATCATAGTTTAGTTTTCCGTCCCAGGGAAGTTGATCCGGTCCCCTTAGGACGTTTGCTCCAAGACATTTACAGCGAGCAAAGTTTACCATGGAGGAATAGTCCTGAGAAATCTGAATACTTGCTCCGGACTGAACGAGATCGAAGCAGAGTTGTACAAAATTCTTAAGATAGGTATAGGATACTCCTCTTCCGGGTAAACAGAATACTATTGATTTTCCTTTTACCATTTCTTTTGCTAAATTATAGTCCCATTCTGGTTGACTATCTGATGCAACAGGCGATTTTGCCTTTACTGTGAATCCTTTTGCCATAAAATTACAATACTCAATTTTTTATTATAACAGATTATCTATAAGAGGTCAATCATCTCTTTCTGAAATTACAATTTCATCACCTTCGAGTCTTATTTTGATTTCGGTATCTTCATACCAAGAGAGTTCATTCATAATTTGCTCCGGAACGATTATAAAGTATTTTCCCGTAATTGGATCAACCTGTATGGAGTCAAAAATTTCTTCGGAATTTTTTTTCATATCTTTGTATTATATGCGACTTTTTATGAATTATATAGTACTGAAAAATTTTTTAAGTGTAGTCGGTATTTATAGGTCTATTTCTCGGTTCTATCTTATATTTTGAATCCGTTATGCATAAACTTTGTGAGATGTAATTTACTTCCAAAATTTTTTTATACCTGAAAATTTTTTTTATATTCTGATGCATTTAGCTAGAGAAAGCAAGACTTTATAGCTTACGGGGACCCATAAAAATATAAACGGGGGGGGCACCCTGCCCAAACACGAACACATAAACTGCCTAAACACGAACATATAAAAAAGGGGAGCAACTCTGCCCCCCTTAAGGTCACGCCGGGAAGGACCGGTTCCCTGCCTCCGGATTGCACCAGTACTGATGCCCCGGTCCCTGCCAACCCTCATAAGATGTATAAAGACCTGCCCAATCGGCAGAGGATAGCCCATCTGCCAAAATGTCACGGGTGTGAGAGTTACGCTGTTGCTGCCCAACTTTACGGGCAACCCAGATAGTCTGGCGGGTGTGAATGTCGCTTGCTACGTTAAACATAAGAGGCGGTGATGGTTGCTTTGGAAATATACAGGAGCAGGGAATCAATACCCCAACCAAACTAAAAACTCCCCAACATCTACCCTGCCGAAGTGTTGAGTGGTTCCGTATTCAATCCGGAAATCTTCAAACAAACCGTGTTCAATAGCAACTCTACGGGCAGCAATCCAGGGGATGGTTCCGCAATCATCGGCAACAGAATGTAGGAAGTTGGCGTAGGTCATGAGAGGCGGTGTCGGTTGCTTTGGAATTGTAGGCGGTAATGGGGCAGGCGTCAACCCGCCAACCGGTCTAGGGCAGCGGCACGGCGGTCGGCACGGTATTGGTCGCGGGCGCGAATCATCACCGCCTCAAGATCGGCAACCATCACCCTACCGATGCCGGTGACACGGGTGATGGTCATGCCCTTGCCGGCGCCGACAGCATGAGAGGCACCGCCGGCAACGGTATCCGCATCCCGGACGGATCCTAGGGCAGCGCCGCGCCCGTGTTGAGAATCGCGGGAAAGGGTTTCACCCTTACGGGGACCACGGCGGGGCAGGCGGGTAACGGTGTAGATCATGAGAGGCGGTGTCGGTTGCTTTGGAATTGTAGGCGGAATGGGGGCACCCGTCAAGTGCCCCCAAAGGGAATCATCCCTCCCAATCATCGGAGGGGGTCAGTGCCCACACCAGCGATTCAAGGCGGCAGCAGTATGAGGTCTGGAGCCCGTCATGATGCGTCACCCTCCACACTGGGGTTCCGGGCAAGTTAGCGGTGTGAGGACTCATCTCAATCCGCTCCACACCGTAGGGGGCGAGCATCACCATCGCTTCGGAGATCAGCATTTGAGAGGGGGGTGTGAACTGAGTGTATTGTAGGGCATCGGGGGCGCCGAAGCAACCCCCTTAATGTTTATTTAATCTTTACCCTCATTCAAATCAGAATCATCATAACCGTCATCAACGATTGAATCTAGAATCTGCAGAATTTCAGTGCCGGTGTTACCTTGGGAAAGGAGTGAGAGAATAACTTCGCGGGACATAATGAAAAGAGAAAAATGTAATTGAAGGAAGTGTGGGGAAGTTTATAGTCATTCCCCAGGACTTAAGATTTAGAAGTCGAAAACGTC